CCTTCTCAGCCGGGAAGGGGTTCTTACTCTCCGGACCGTTGTTCTTGATGTAGCTGTACACGACCTGCGGGGCGACGGTACGCTCCTCGCCGTCACGCTCGGTCAGGTGCTTGCTGAGGATCTTCGCGAAGTGCACGGGGCTGACCTTGCCCTCGGGAACGGGCGGACGGGCCGGAGCCTTGGGCTCCTTGGCCTTCTCCTCCTTGGCCGGCGTCTCAGCCACGGTGTCCTCGGTCTCGATCGCCACGGGGGCGTCCACGTCGACGTCTTCGAAGTTCGGCTCGGTCTGGGTGTTGGTGGTCACTGTCTTCTCCTTGGTGTTTTCCTTGCGCGTCATGTTAATTTTACATCCTTTTCAGCTTGAAAGCACGAGTGTCATTTGAACTTTTTTCGAGATCTTTTCAGTTCGCACAGTCCGGGTAGCGCTTACCGGGGTAGCAGTCACGAACGTCCTTACCACCCAGCGTGTGCTCTCGTACCTTGCCGTTGTCTTGCTTCACCGTTACCGTACAGGCCCGCGGCTTACAGGTTAGCTTAGTCACTGTGCCTGCATACTCACCACAACCAGCGAGCGTTAGCACAAGTGCACCTGCTACGATCAACTTCCGCACCTTCTCACCTCCATTCTTTGCGGCTTGAATTAATTCTACAGCAGCGCCGTAGGACTTTTCAAGAGGTCGTACTACATGAATTTTTGGCCCGTGTGGGGTCTTGTCACCTCGTCATCGCACCTTGTTTAACATGCTGTTAAGGTCATCCACAAGACCCCACACGGCCTTGGTATCCATCACCCGCTTACTCAGTGACATGATACCTAGCACTCTCGGTCGGATTCGAACCGACGCTTCCACCTTGCCCTATCTATAGGGCGGAGTCCTTCCGTGTTGGCGCACGGCCGGACTCTCGAGAGTACCCCCAGTCCCATGAACTCCTGTGCGCTCGAACTAGGGTGTAAAGCTACCTCTTGATCCAGGCCATTGCAACCATCACTGGCCAAAGCAGTACCAATCCGATGAACATCAGCGGTACACCAACTGCCTGGACGTGCATTTCAAGTTCGTGATCGGGCTGCCCTAGCTTGCGTTGCAGCCACAGGGCTGTGAACGCCATTGCTGCCAGGGCAATCCCAATTGATAAGTACACCAGCACAACGCCGCCCGTACTCATTTCTTCTTGCCCCAGAGCTTGGCAATGGCCTTCCAGTCCCAAGACCCTGACGACCTCTGGACCTTCACCTCGGTCTTTTGGATCTTGGGTCGAGACCGCTTCTTGCCATCGCCCGTACGGGGCTTGTCGTCACCCACGGTTACTTCCTCCTCCGTTGGCGTGACGATCCGGCGCAGGGTCAAAGATCTTGTCGCCGAACTGTTCGCTCAGCTCGTGCACAGATGCTTTGCCCCTCCGCGTCGTCATGAAGTACCCCTTGTCGCTCTCGATGATCACGGTATCTGGGACCTCGGGGTCCAAGATGACGTTAATCACGGGAGGTAGCGAGCGTCGTAGGAACGAGTACCGGTCGACCTTCCGGGTCAATGCCAACCTCAACGTTGTAGTGGGCGTTCGGCAGAAGCTGGCTCGCCGTGACGATGGTGATTGCGTCATCACCACTCCCTCGGACGGACTCCTTCTGGAGCTGTTGGATGAGTTCCTCTATGGTCATTTCATCTCCTGGACCTCGAAGGTAATCTGAATGTCCGTCAGCTTGCAGCCCTCGGCTTGCATTGAACGGATCAGACCCGGCACGTTCTGATAACCAACGTCCGCAGGCATGGTGTAGAAGTGTTGCCAGTTGTAGCGGTTCGAGACTCGCATGATCACGCGGGCAGGAACAGGAGCGGTAGCTACAGCCTTCGCCTGTTGGAACTCTGCGGCCCGCGCGTAGTGGTCGCGGTGGGTGTCTGCCGAGCTGTACCCCTCTTCGCGCTCTACCGCTTCCGCGTCAGCATCGATGCCTTCGCGGTCGTAGGGTGGTGCAGAGATTGGCTGGTGCCCGTACCGCTGCTCATCAGCCATCGGTTGGGTCACTTGTCTTCGTCCTTCTCCAACGCCTTCTGCACGTTGGCGACGTACTCAGCGATCGGAACGGCCTTGCCAGTGTCCAGCACCTTCAGGGTCGGCAGGTTGTTGATGCCGATGAAGTACGTGAGTGCACCCCAGAAGATGTTGTTCGGGCTCTTGTCGCCCGTCACGTGCCACAGGCCCCCTGCCTTGATCGCCGCGTAGTCGTACGACGAGACCGACGGTGCAGTTCCCTGCGAGATGAAGGTCTTCGAGAACTGCAACACCGTCCCGTCCGGGAATGCGTCACTCTGCGGAACCGTGCGGAGGATCTCTGCCTTCCGCAGCATGTCTGCCGCTTGACGGTCGTAGAAGTCCGGGTCCATGGTATTCATGTCGTCTCCCTTGTTCATTACGCCTCTCCTGATCTTCACTGTGACTGCCTTCCCCACCAGCACGTCGGGGTTTAGTGCGTCCTGGTCGTAAGCCCTTTGGGCTTGAACGATGTAGTTGGTACCGTCAATCACCTTGTGCCGAAGTCCTGGAATGCAGTACTCGCACCCATCACCGCCACACTCACAGTTCTCCAGTGTGTCGATGAGTTCGGACAGGTCTGCACGGTCGATGAGTCCAAACTCCGGGTACTTTCGGCACTTAACAACCTTCAAGGAAGGGTTGCTACCGAATGTGACATCGCGAATGAACTCGAGGTAGCTCAGCCTACCGGTTGCTGCCGGCGCCCATGTGTCGAAGTCGTCCGTCACTTCTCCCACGCCTACCACCTTATCCTGTGAGTCGTAGTACATGTCATCGAAATGAATTCCCATATTCACCTCCTTTCGACGTGGACCGTACGGGAATTGAACCCGCCTACCTTCCGCAGATGCGGTTGCTCCACCAATGAGCTAACGGTCCAGATGCCCTCTTGCGAGGGCGATACTGCTACTTGATCGGGTAGGTGGTGTAGGACGGCGTCCTCGTCGAAGGCTTCGCGAGCTTGGAAGTCTGGAGCCGCTGGTACTTGGACGAGCCAGCACCCCAAGTCATTGTCAAGCCACCCGAGTTGGGATACGGCTTCGTCTGCCGACGCCCGTGCGGGTAACCCCGCTGGATCAGGTCCTTGGCCATTTTGGCCGCCTTGGCACGGTTCTCTGCGAGTCCCATGTTTCCTCCTTAATCGACTACGTGCCCCCAAGAGGAATTGAACCTCTGGCTTACCCTCCGCGTTACCGTAGGGAGGAGCTCTACCACTGAGCTATAGGGGCGGTACTACTAGGAGTCCTTACCTTCGAGGAACTTCTTCCACATGAGGTTCTTCATGTACTTGTTCTGCTGGTCCTTGTGCAGCGAGAAGCTCATGAACAGGTCGTAGTCGAACTCCTTACGCTTGAACTCCTGGCCCATTCGGTAGGCGAACTGTTCCAGAACAGCCTCACCGTAGCGGATGTCGATGATCTGGTCGAGCATCGCTTCGAATGCTGGTGTCGCACGGTCTTCGGCACGAATTAGAAGCGTAACGCTTCGAACCATTTGAACCTCCAAGCTTTTGGCGCTAATTTAATTATACAGGAGCCCTCTTTGGAAAAGCTAGGGCTCAACTGCAAAATCTTTTTCACACTCCAGGTAGCATCTCTGCGTTCGGCGTCCACAGGTGGCGGTGCTTCGGCGGAATGTACCCCTGGTGCCACAAGTTACGCGTGTACAGTCGCGGCACATCTCCATCGTTGTGGTACAACTGCGGACCTGCCCAGTCGTCCCGCTCACCAGCCAGAAGCACCTTCAGGCCAGCTTCGTGGAACTTGACGTGATCACCCGGTGCGATGAACTCGAAGACGAACAGTCTACCAGCATGGCCTGCCCACTCACCGTTCTTCACGTCCTTGTTCACCACGTAGTGGCAGTAGTCAGGCGTCACGATCCACGTACGCCCTGCGGCGCTATCGCGCTCTCGCTGCTCGAGCCAGTACCGATCCCTCGAATCCTCGAAAGGACCGTCAACGCGAACTTCAATCTCCTGGAAGTGCCCGTAGCGTGCCTCGATGTGGAACACATGTACTACTGCCATCTCACTGTCGCCGGGAGCGTACGCTCCGAAAACACACATCCTCGGAACGGGCTCCTTGCGTGGACCGTTCTGGTAGTGGTAGGCAGGAGATTGCGAGCTCATTCGCCACCCCTGCTTCTGCATCTCCTCGACCTTCTGCAGGCATGCCTCCCACAGTGGATCAGGCTCTCGCACGAGGCTCACTTGCCCTGCTCCTCATCTAGGTCCAGGAGCTCCTTCAAGCCCCTCAGCATCACGTCCCGTGGAGTCATCTTCGGGTCCAAGCTCCATGGCGGACCCCCCTTAGCAATCTCCTGCTCGTACTCGCGTGCAACAACCACAAGGAGCTGGAACAGCTTTTCCTCATCGTTGCCGCCTTCGAGCCGTTGGGCGAACTCCCGTACTTCTAGGTTCACTTGTCCAACTCCTCGTAGTAAGTCAGGTCGTTAGCTGCCGACATGTACACCTTCTGCAGCAACAAACTCTGTAGCGTCCAGAAGTGGAGAACCCTCGGACTGTTCTCCTGGTTCTCATCAGCCAAGTCCGAAGCGGTCACACCAGCTGTGTGCATCGCAACCTTGGCAACTGTGTCGTTGATCTCCCGCAGCCTACGGTCGTGCCGCTCGTCAGGGTTCATCACCACGTCATTCAGCAACGCACCTAGGTGCTGCAGTACCGTCTTCTCCTGCACCTCATCGACCACGCGACAGACCTTGTCACCCTCAGCCAACAACGTCTGTACAATGTCCACTGTCGTCACGTGCTCAGGCTTGATCCCGTTGCCCTCTCCCTCCAGCTTCTCGTCCACGTCGTGTACGTACTGCTTCAGGTCCTTCATGGTCATGCCGTCCACGTCTAGAACCAGTCTCAACCTTGCCATCTCAACTCCTAGGTCTCATCGGGCAGCCTGTTAGGCTACGACACGTACGCTTCCCAGCGATCGTGTTTCGACCTCAGTACCAGAATGGCAGCAGGCACGGAACGGCAAACACCGCCACAATAGCCAACTCACCCAGGAGCACGAACTTCTCCTCGAACCACTCCATCAGTCCCCCTCCTTGCCTATCACTATCAGGGCCTCCAGTGCACAGTCGCACTCTGCGAACAAGTACTTCTGGTTCTCGAGCGTCTGCGGTACATCGTTGGCCAGTCCGAGGTAGTGCAGGTCTCGGTAGGTAATGTGCTTCGTCGACCACCTTAGGTCTGGGTGGTACTTACAAGTCAGCGTATACAGCGGCCCAATCGCATCCCAGGCAGGCCACTCGAAGGCCGCAACAGGTGTGCCACACTTCCCCAGCACAGCGTTGGGGCACACTAGACCCACACCGTCGTGCTCCAGCGACCGCCCGCAGCGGCCACAGTCTACAGGTCCACTCGCCATAGCAGTCCCCAATCGTCTTGTAGCTCCCTGAACAGCCTCTCAGCATGCTCATTTGTGTGGTGGAAGTTGTGCCAAATCCAGTAGTGCTTACCGTTCTGGCCCGCTACCAACATCGTCGATCTCGGCGGCGTATCGTTTAGGTCCTCTACGATATGCCAAGTCTCGGCATGCGTATCGTACTTCCGTATAACCAGGAAGTTCTCAATGTTACGCACGGCGGAGCTTCTCTGTGTGTGCCAACTCCTTCATCTTGGTCCAGGCCTCCTTAGCACGTCCCTCGCTGGCATCGACCTGCTTGCGCAGCTTAAGGCACTCTGCCTCCAGCTCATCGTCCTGCATCGCGCGAAGGAACTCGCGGTAGCGGTCGTAACTCATTTCTACTCCTTCAGCGCATCCCTGTAGTGCTCCACGATCTTCAGTTTCATCGTCCGAACACCTTCCTACCCTGGGCGTCCGAAACCACTCTTCCATCCGCCTCAAGTACGACGGATCGAATATAGCTCCCGGACGTTGTGTTAGCGTTTCTGGCCGAATGTAGTACACCAATACCCTCCTCTCGGACTATACAGCCTGTTCGGTCTGCTGCACCTTGCCTCAGCTCAGACACCACACGCGCGCGGGATCCCCCGGGAACTCCTCGAAGGTTCTTATCGAAGGTATTCTGCATCTTCCCCGACTTCTTCGTGCTCCGCTTCGAGGGAACGTAGTCGTTACCCCTCCGAACTACACCTTCGCTGCTTCGCAGCCTTCTGAGTTGGAGCTCACGAATCTTGGCCTTGAGTGCGTCGTTTTGCTTCGGCATCGAAACCATCCGGTTTGTTTTGGAGGTTTTCTTTTTAGTTTACTGCAGACCTGTAGGTAGTTTTCAAGGGGTCTCAGCTGTTTTGCTGAAGTCCAAAGTACTCGGCGGTCCAACGCTTACAGGGTCCTCGGCAGTACGGAACGCCCACATCATGTTGGCAATCTTTAGAGTCAGCGTATGAATCTCTTTCCCTGTCAGCTTTTGCAGTATCCGTTCGGTTTCATGGTCCTGTCGAAGGACTTTCTCGACCTCCATCCTTGTCGTACGCGGCATCAGATTACGGCTCCCGCCTTCTTCGCCCATCCTCGCCAAGTCTGAAGTTGGCGAACAGGGTTGGCCCTGCGACCAACACGACCCTCGACCTGCTCTCGCTCAGTGAGAGCATTCTTCAGGTAGAACCATTGCATGTCCGTGAGCTTCCAAGCAGCTAGGTGTGCTTGGATTCCAAACCCAAACGCAAAGGTGTTGGCTTGGCTATCTGTTTCATACACCTTCTCCGGGAAGCCCGCAGGCAGCACCCATCGGCCTCCCGCATCGATGGGCAGGAACTCGTCATCTAGACTCTTAACCCACTCGAGGAAACCCTTGATTCCTGTCTGGAACTCGACGACCCATGCCTCTGGGTCGCCCGAATTCTTCCTCCGCACGAGAATTACGTGTTCCATTCGTACTCCTCACTTGAACCCTTGTTCGATCATTACACAACTTAACTAACCCACTGGAATTATTATACCTCAGTAAGTTAATTAAATCACTGGGCAGCCCAGTCTAAATTGGTGGGGAATTAGGTGTAAATAGACCGATTTTCCGCATAGAAACGAGCACTTTTACGATAGGAAAGTCTAAACGTCCGGATTTAGGTTTCCTTTCGTACCTATTTGAGGATATTAGTATATGTGTAGAGTATTATACATAGTAGAAGAAGAGTTAGAAGCGGTAGAGATTGATCCTCTCCTCTTTACCGCTTCTAACCTACCGTCAGCGGTATACCATACCCTAGAGAGCTCGATACTGAGGTAGTTCGCATAAGTAGTTAGCACAACATCAGCCTAACTAATTATGCCTGACTACTTGGTGGTCGACTTCTCTTCCTTTTCGCACTCTTTCAGGATACGATCCAGCTGGGATTTTGCCCAGCCTTCCGGGGTCCACCTCTCCATGGGGCCTGCGACGATCGCGTCCACGACGTAGAACTCCAGCTCCGACATTTCGATCCGACTCCTTCTCTAACAGCCTACGTGACCCACGCCAGACGACCCGACTCCAACTACGACTCACGGCCAATAGCGTGTGGTGTTGTGTATAGGGGCAGGGCCCGGTTGGAACCCCAGGGCCGGCGCCGTACTCCGAGTACGGTTCCGACTCAAGGGTCCTAACTCTTACAGGTGTACCTGACGTTGTAGGTACCGTTGGTTAGGATGAACGTGTGACCCTTATGGGTCCCCCGATACATCTTGCAGTTCCTGTAGATGGTGTGTTTGTTCAGGATCTTCATTACTACCTCCCAAGGATAATGGCCCCGAGGATGACCATGAGTAGGTACGACCACTTGACTGTATTGAAGAGTTCCGACATATCAGTACCCCAGTACTGCCATGCCGTAGGCTACCACGGCACCGGTGAAGAGGACGATGGCAATGATGTTCCAGGTACGGGTGGACATGGTGATCCTCCAGGCTAGGTACACCCCTTACGGATGTACTTAGTAAGGAGGACCTCCGAAGAGGTCCTACCTCTCAGATGTGCTTGTTCACGTACTTGGTGACGAACGCGGTGACCTGCTCCTTGTTGAGTGCCTTGATCCCCTTCACACCCTTCACCAACATCCCGTTACGGGAGTAGTTGTACATCATCTGCGGGGGGACCCTCTTCGATGCTCCGAGGGTCTCGAAGGTACCGTTGACGACGTTGTGGACCTTGTAGGGGGTGATCGTCTCGTCGTCTCCGAAGACGGTCTCCACCAACTCCTCAATCACGGTCTCCAGGGAGGGGGCCTCGGACTCGGTGACTGCCTCAGCGTCGAAGATCATGGCAGGGTTGACGGTGTTCTCGGACATGACTGCTCCTCAGGGTAGGATGGTGCCTTTGGGTAGGAGGGTGGTTAGTTGGTTTTTATTTTTCGTTCTAACTATATTATAATGTGGATCTTGCAATGAAGCTACACCCGTGGGTGTAATTCTAAGCAAGTAGAAAATTCATATGTAACCTATTTCAACCTAGTAGCTGAGAGCAAGTATGACGTACTTGACATTCAACGTAAACCCCTATATAATACACTCATGACCGAGAGGGGCTGATATGATGTACGACGAAGAAGAGGTCGACATCGCTGCCGCAATGGCTAAGCGTCGTGCTTGGGTGAGCGATGAAGAAATGCGCTCTCTGGGCCTTGAGCGGGCTACTGGCCTGCACAGTGCCTCTGGCTCCGAGACGTACGTCGACCAGGCGCGGCGAATCCTGCGGGAGAACGCACCTATGGCCGCGAGCAGCCTGGTCCGGCTGGCTCGATACGCTGAGACCGAGACTGTTCGCCTGCGTGCGTCGATCGAGATCCTCAACCGCGTAGAGAACGCAGGCGGTGGCACGGATGGTCGTGAGCCCTGGGCTGAGGTGTACGATCAGGTCCTGTCTACGACCGACGTGGAGAAGTTCGCCAACGGTAGCAAGTAGCCTCAGGCGGCGCGAGGGGCACTAGAAAGAAACCTTAAAGAAGAGCTGACCACCTAAGGCAGGGAAGCCTAACCAGCTCGCACAGGACCGGCAAAGGAATAATGGCGTGTGGAGTTTGGAGGGCTGCTCAAGCGGTTGTTTAACAAGGTAGGGAGCCGCGGTGACGACAGAGCAGTACAGGATTAGGTTTCTCTCGACAGTATTGGCAGTGTGGAGTGTGGTCATAGGCGCAGCGTTGTACGTGTACCTGTTTAGAAATGGCCCATTGCCTGATCCTGTACTGCTGGGTGTGCCTACGGGGACCTGGTTAGCGGTGTACCCACCACTACCGAGCCGACTGAAGGAGGAACCTGTTGACGCCGGAGCAGGGTGAGTGGATTGTTAAAGTTGCCGTTGTAGTGCCTGGCATGACGATAGCTGGCTACGCTGTTGGCGTAGCGAAGACCTTGGTGCAGCGAGCAGTGATTAGGAGAGCTAGTGCGCACCTTAAGCCCGCCGTGGCGGAGAGTGCTGGAAGGGTCGTGGATAATGATCCTCGTGCTTTCCATAGGCCTGGTCGTACTTTACGTCGATAACTACCGCATGCGAGACTGCATAGCTAACTACATGGTGGCTGACCAGCAGAACACCCAAGCACGTGCCAGCTTGGGTGACGGTGAGCGGGCAGCGTTCAACAACCTCCTGATTGTGCTTTCGAACCCGAAAACCTCTCAGGAGGCCCGAAAGGGTACATTCGAGGACTACATAGCTCTTATACAGAAGGACGATGCCCTTCGCAAGCAGAGGCCGCCTCTACCTGTTCCGACGGAGTGTGACTGATGGACGCCAAGGTCAAGAACGTTTGGCAAGAGGTGAATACTCACCTAATGCCGCAGTATGGAACCGGTATGCACTACCCGTACTGCCAGCAGGCGAGCTGCACTGGCTGCCTTCCACCTATCCGAGAAGTAGAGCCTGAAGAGGAACCATTCGACCTCACCATATTCTGGCGGAAGGACTAACATGCCGCAGTACGTAGACAAGCGCAAGTTCTTCGATCACGTGGGGTATGAGCCGCATCCCAAGCAGTGGCTCTTTCATAACAGCCCTGCGCGCTTTCGTGTGCCTGTCTGCGGGCGACGATTTGGTAAGAGTAGAATGTCGGCGATGGATGAGGCTCCTGGCCTGATGGTTCCGGACCGGCGAGGCTGGATTGTTGGGCCTACGTATGACCTTGCTGAGAAGGAGTTCCGCGTTCTGTGGGACTTGTTCATTCTGCAGCTTGGCTTTGGACGCAACCGCAAGGTTAAGAAGGCCTACAACAAGAAACAGGGGGAGATGTATATTGAGTTCCCCTGGAAGACTCGCGTCGAGTGTCGCTCTGCAGATCACCCTGAGAATCTGGTTGGTGAGAAGCTCGACTTTGCGATCATGTCCGAAGCTGCGAAGCATCGGAAGGACGTCTGGGAGAGGTTCATACGGCCTGCTCTTGCTGACAAGCGGGGCTCTGCCACATTCCCTACAACTCCTGAGGGTTTCAATTGGCTTCACGGTCTTTGGCAACTGGGCCGTGATTCGAGTTTCCCAGCCTACGACTCTTGGCAGTTCCCGTCGTGGGATAATCCGTACGTCTACCCTCTTGGCCGTGAAGATCCGGAAGTCGTCGAGATTGAGCGAACGACTACTCACGAGTGGTTCCTTCAGGAAATTGGGGCAGACTTCTCAGCCTTCGTAGGTAAGATCTACGGAGAGTGGCAGGAGAGTGCTCATGTCACAGATGTCAAGTTCAATCCTGCTTGGGACTCTTACGTCGGATATGACCCAGGCTTTACGAATCCTTGGGCATGGATTTGGTTCCAGGTTGACCCTCAGGACAACGTACACGTGTGGCGAGAGTACTACCAGCCGTACCGGCAGCTCTCTGAGCATATCGCGTATATGCGTAATATGGAACAGCCAGAGGGCTATCACCTTGACCTTGCTTTCGGGGATGCCGCGGACCCAGAAGCTTGCGTATCTATATCCGAGAACTTCGTCCCGGCGTACGCTGAACCGGAGGCGAAGAAGAACTGGCGTGAGGGTATCGACCTTGTCAAGAGCTACCTGAAGCTGAGAGATGTTTACTCACCAGCCGGAAACATTGTCGTCTGCGATGAGAACGGGACGCCTCTTAAGCGGCCCAAGCTCTTTGTCGATCATTCGTGTAAGAATCTTATCCGCGAGTTCAATAACTATCGGGCTCCGGATACACGGCCGGAAGTCAACGTGCGGGAGCAGGCGAAGAAGTACGACGATCATGCACTCGACGCACTTCGCTACGGACTCATGCATATCTTCAAACTGGGCTGCAACTCGCGGCTTACCGACGTCTACCAAGGAGTAGGCGACCTCACTCCTGGCCGTGATGCTTTCGCACCTACGGGAGATGGCGGCTTCTTCAGCTGGGATGACCTTAACTTCTAGGAGTTCGTATGAGCGATCAGCCGGGGCTCTTCGAGCTCCCTGAATCGGGTGATCCAGGATCGGTGGCGCTGGCTGAGATCCTCGATGCCTACGATGTGGTTTCGGCCGAGCGTGGTGATGTTCTTACTGGTGAGAGCCCCTACATTGTGGTAGGGCCCAAGGGCTCGATGCAGTCCTACCTCCAGGCTGACAGCACGCAGCTGGCCGAGGGCTCCATTCCAATGGCTGAGCTGGGTTACTCGTCTCCTTCTCCGTGGACATCCTGGGTTCGTGAGGAGTGGAACAGTAAGCTTCGGGATAAGCAGGGTGTTACTGAGTACTACCGCATGAAGCGCCTCGATGGTATTGTTCGAGGTTCTCTGCGTGTGTTCAAGACGCCAGTGCTCTCGGCTCACTGGTTCATGAAGCCCGGATCAGACTCCGCGAGGGATAAGAACGTCGCTAAGAGGGTACAGGATAACCTTTACGCTATGTCGTCGTCCTGGAGTCGTACGCTAGAGGATATCCTCCTCATGTGCGAATATGGCTACATGGTGATGGAAAAGGTTTACCAGCTGGACCCTGACGGACTTCTGAGCTTGCGCAAGCTGGCTCCACGCCACCCTGCTGATATCCAGCAGTTCATCTACGACAGCAACGGTGGACCTGCAGGCATCCTTATGGAGCCTCAGACTCTCGACACTGCCACGAACACTACAGCGCCGTTGACTCCACTGAATCCCGTAGAGCCTCAGGGTGTGTTTATCCCCATCAGCAAGCTGGCTGTGTTCAGCCTAGAGGCTGAAGCTGGCGACATGCGTGGCATATCGATCCTGCGTTCCGCGTACAAGCATTACCAGTACAAGGATACACTGTACAAGATCGATGCCATCCAGAAGGAGCGCCACGGTATTGGTGTTCCTGTCATCAAGATGCCTCCTGGATGGAAGGCAGAAGACAAGAAGCTGGCCGAGCAGATTGGTCGTAACCTCCGTACGAACGAGCGGTCACATATCGTACTGCCGCCAAACTGGGACATCATGTTTGCTAAGCTCGAGGGTCAGCCAGTTGACTGTATGGTGTCGATCAGTCACCACAATGACATGATCATGGTCAATGTGGTGACTGATCGACACCATACAGT